CCAAGGGTACATCCCCAGGGTAGAGCGTGTAACTTCAGTGTACATCGAAGAGCATGCGTCCGAGGCAACCGAGCCATCCGTAAAACTGGTAATCGCCTCCGCTCCTAAAAACATCAGAGCTTTGTTGCAAATAGAAACCTGAGTATCACCCGCCGCCATGACAGTCTCCTAATAAATTGGCAGGGGGCGTTGCCGCCCCCCACCGGTATTTTTAGTCGCTGTCAGTCTGAGCGACAGTCGTACCGTCGCTGACGTCCACAACGCCGGAAGCGTTGCTGAGAACAATACAAATACTCATCGTTGGCGTGTTGTTGTCATAAACAAAAATCACGTCACCGATGGCCAGGAGCTGAGAAGCGCTGTTAAAGTATGCAGCCGAATTGACAGCCGCAATTGCGTCCGCCGAAGTATACGACCACATCGCGCTGTTACTGCCCTTTTTGGATTGGCCCCCAATTGGGTTGAGGCCTGTTAGTGCAAAAGCCATTTAAAAAACCTTTCCTGTTTATTCGGCGCAGACGACATCAACGATGCCTTCGACGTCTATTGCGGCAGCACCCATAGAAAGCATCGACGTCACTAAGAAAGAGGTTTTCTCGGGGATGTAGTTGATTTCAGTTTTAGGAGCTATTCCAACCGCGCAACCGAGCGAAGAACGGTGGAAGGCGAAGCAAGTGCGGTCTGAGCCTGATAGTGGCAGACCACCCTCATCACGGTCACCAACAATGTGGAACGTAAAGCCCATCATCTGATTGATGTTGCCCTGAACCAGTGCTTGCAATGTCTGAAAATCAGAGGATATTGCGCGCTCATCGCTAAGCAATCCGGCCAAGTTGTTGGCATGGACCACAAAATGACGATCGGTCGGTGGCACGTTGGCAGCATCGAGGCCTTTTTTAGCGGCGATGATTTTACCCACGTTCAGGTTTGAGCTAGCAGCCGAGCCAGAAGTCACTACCGTTTTGGCAACGGTTGTACCAGCGGACGCAGCCTCTAGTGCATCGATTAGGATTTGGTCCTCACGACGACCGATAGCATTGCCAACCACTTGAGCCAGCTCTTGACGTTCGTCAAAGTTGACTTTTTGCTGATTGAAAATGTCTGAATACTCAGAGGCGACGTAATCGCTCAGTGTTACAGAAATTTGTGAAAACGCAGCATTAATAGGCACGACGTCCGTTTGTGGGACGCGAATTGACGCTTGGCCTTTGCCAACCTTTGGGAATTTGACGGTGTCACCAATGACGCCGGTACGCATGCGCGCAGCACCTCGCAGAACGGCAGCGGACTGATAAGCCTGATGCACTTCTGCTTCGAAAAGCTGCACGAATGCTGGGGATAGATTCGTAGACATAATATACTCCAGCTTGAACCAAAAAAGTTAAGCGCCTTTTAGGTTGTCGGAGTATCTCCGGCCTCTGGCTTCGCGGATGCGTCCGCGCACGGTGTATTTCTACACGCCAGACCGGCCCAATCGGGTTGTCAGTCTCCTTGCCTATACACTACAAGGTGGGGCTTGTAAACTCACTAGATGCAACATCTGGTAAATGTACAAAAAAATGGGGCCACCGAAGCAGCCCCAAGTTGCAGGGAGGTCGTTATTTGTAACGCTGTTCGAACATTCGTTCCACTTCGCGCGTAAACTTTGGATCAGAGCCATATCGCTTATCTTGCATCTTGCTTTGAATATCCGAGCGGAAATCGTCTTCGCTCATGCCGGCATCAGAAACTGATGCAATCGGTATTTGAGACAAATCGCCGGTCATCTGGCGGACCTTCTGCATCAGACGTTGGCCCACGGCGCTGCCGCCCCACATATCCAACTCAGCACGTTCAGCTTCAGAAACCACGCCCTTGCGCTGAAGCCCGTCAGCCCAGTTGACGTTTGACTTGATAATCTCATCAGCGTTATTGCCGAGCGCCTTATGCTCCGCTTGGTAGTCCATCTTAGCTTGCGCTTCATTATCGCCAGCCATCGAAGAGATTTTACCAGCCAGGTCGTCGAATGCCGCTTGGTTAATTCCGTACTGCTTGGCCCACTCGGTATAAGCGCCAATGATTGGGTCGTCTTTTTCGTAGCCGGCATCATCCAGCACGTTGGTATCATACTCATCCGGTGCTTTGTGCTTGCCCTGAGAAAACTGCTTCTGCAATTCTTCATAGCTCTTCACAATATTTTCTAGGTCTGGGCCTTCTTTTTCGTCCCAAAACTTGGCAGGGAACCAATCAGGCCTGTCAAAAACCTCTGGTTCACCGTCAGCCTCGGCGGCATCGCCCTCGGCACGATGCTCAATGTTTTGGCCTTCTTCAATTTCTTGCTCTTCAGCAAGAGCGCTTGCGGCCATCAGCCCATCTGGGGCCGATTGCTCGGTTGTCCCAGCGTCAGGTTGGTTTTCACTCTGGCTCATTTGCTCTCCTAATTCTCTGCTCGATTTCACGCACTAAACTGTTTTGACCCTCCCGTGCGTATCCAAATGATGGGTCAGCGCCTGGCACCCAAGCCGGTTGCTCAAGCGTCACATGACGCAAATGCGCCAAAACTTTAACGCCGTCCTCAGACCCAAAGCAGCGCTGGAACGAAATGTTCAAAGACCGCGTTATATCCACATCGCGCAACCGAATAGGCGTGACTGTCGCGTCTACGCCGTCCCATCCTGGCGAGTTTATTGATCTGATTTTGTCAGCTTGGTTCATTGCGGTGGTACTCCCATGCCGTCAGGCGGCGTCATGCCCTGGCTTTCCATGGCTTGCTGGGCCATCTGCATTTGCGCTTGCATCATTTGCTCACGCTCCTGGGGCGACGTGCGAAGCTTGGCCGGTATGCCGAGCGCATCTGCAATGTAATCGCCGACCGCGTCCATCTTAATCAAGGTCTGGCCCTGTGGGCCGAGGCTTTGGGTAATCTGCATGAACTGCATAACGTCGTTTAGTTTGTCCATGTTGCTGGCCATTGCGAGGGGCGAAATCGGCGTTACGCTCACTTGCAGTCCGTTAACCTTCAGAGGCAGCTCAATCATCCCCATTTCATCCATCAGCTCCATAGAGCGGCGGACAATCGGCATCATGGTTTCCGTAATCAGACGGCCAAATGCGGATCCTAGATTTTGTGAAAGCTCCTTCATCCGCTCAACAATCTCAGTGGCAGACCGAGCCGACATATTATCGGGCGGCAAGCTTTCGTCGAGTAAAGTCTTTTTGATGTTCAAGCGCAGATCGTTGCTCACGATTTGTGACAGGTTGGCGTCCCCGCTCCGAGGTAGGGGCTGCAAGCTTGGCCCACGGGGACCGCCATTTGAGCTGACGCCTATGACTGCGCCAGGCACAATGCTAATAGCTTGCGGGTTCAGCACCCCGTCATCAACAGCGGTAAACACGCCGCCGATAGATATGCTGGCGTTTTTCAACGTCAGCTCGACCACCTTGTTGAGCGTCTTAATGTCGGGCAGGGCGTAGAGAACAGGCCCCCGACCATATCGCTCGTTTGATGCCTTCATGTATCGACTTATGATCCATGGAAAGCTCTTCATAGTCCTGTGTACAATCTTGTAATCTTTTTCAAACGGCATCAGACAGTAATGCACGTCGCCGTCCATGTAATAAGTCGCCTCAAGCATTTCAATTTTTTGCGTCGGGTCTTCTTCATACTCTTTGCGCAGCTCATCAGGGATATCTGCGTCGGGCCACTCGCGCTCAATCACCGCAAATGGACGGCTAAGTTTGCGATAGACCGCATCAACGGACCCATTTGGGCCTTCTTCAAAGCAGATGTGATAGGTAGGCACAGCCGTATATCTGATCGGCGTAGCTTCATCGCCAGGCTGGATAAGCATCACCGCCGTGCCAACAGCCAGATCAAGCAAGAACTCGCCCATGGCCAAATCAAAGCCGGATTGCCCCATCACCGCAAACATTTTCTCAGTGTACAAATCGAGGACTTGCTGCACTTCAATCTTGCGCTCTTCTGGGATTTCATTGCCAGGTTGCAGCCGGCACCAAGGCCGTTGGGGAGGAAACAGCGAAGATTGGATGCGGTTTGCAAACCTGGCGGTCGAGTGTATCGCGGTGCTATCAAACACGCGCTTCATTTTGTTTTGGCCAGGCACACCACTCTCGGAATACCCGTCGTACAAATTTCGCATAGGCAGCGCATACTCATACGCTTCTTCATAGATAGAGCGCCACTGTTCCTTGTGACTGTTGGATATTTTGTAACGACGCTTAATGTCTTCGACGGATCTTTCCATTACGACTTCCTGTGCCTTTGTGCGAAATTGCGCGCTGCCTCAACCGACCCAAACCCCCAGGCCTTTAGGGCCAAAGCCTTTCGTGTCGGCTCACCCTTATCGTTCTTCATTGGGCCTTGCATGCCAGCGAAACGAGCCGCGAAACTTACACGCCGAGGGTTGGTCCCTGTCTTGACGGGCGCCTTTAGGTTGCCGCCGTCCTTACGTTCAAAATGTTTGCGTCCAGCCTCGTTCAGACCACCGCTAGGATTTTGATGTACCTTTTTTACCATCACTCGCCACCTTGGTCGTCCCGTACTTCTTCGCCGTTTTCTTGCGAAGACTGCTGGTTTTGCTGTTCATCGCGGACTTCATTGGCCGCTTGCCGCCTTTGGCTCCGTACATCATCATCGATATCCCTATGCTTGGGGTTGCGTCTAAATGTTTTCATGTCAGCCTCGGGGGTTCCGACCTGCTCCAAGTGTGGTGTTTAATACTTGTCTTTCGGCTTTTTCAGACTCACCATAAACCCCAGGGGCCATTAGCTTTCGAGCGCCGCCGGTACGCCGCGCACTTGCGCGCGCTTGGATTTTACGCTGGGCATCTTTTTCTTCAGCGTTCGCACGGCTTTCTTGTTGCGAAACACGTTGCTCTTGTGCCGGCGCTGGAGCCGGAGCCGGTGGCTCTGACCTTGAAAACAATCCACCCATCAAAAGATCCTCGCGTACATTTTGTAATCGGCTCCATCCGGCCCGTAGTGTCGGAGCAAGCCCTCGGACTCAAAGTAACATCGTCTTGCCCAGCGGTCAGCGTGAACATTTTGGGTGTGAACAGTGAATTGTAGCCTCTTTATTCCCCTCTTGGCGGCGACATGCTCAAAAAAGGCCAGCGAAGCACGGTGAAATGCTATGGTCTTTCGGTCAATATGCTTCGATGGAATGAGCCAAGCCTCGGCACAGCCAGGCCAGAACTCGTAAACCCCAAACATCGCATAGATAATACCGTCGCCGATGCCGGTATAGGCCAGCCCCTGGGTCGCAAAGTTGGTGAGATACTCCTGATAATTTGGAAAGTTCTTCATATTCCACACGTCAAAGTCATTTATCTCGCAGAGCTGCAAGTGCATGGGCGACCAAGCCGCCACCTTGTGCTTTACCCCGTCAAGCCGCATCACTTGGTTCAATTCATCAACCGAAAACATCGAAGTCCAGCACCTTTGCTTGCATAGGCCGGCCACCAACGGGGGCAGGGCGCTTGGTCATAATCCGATGCTCCGACCCCAACAGGCAGTAACCAGCCGCATCTCCGACGTGCGAATGTTCGTTCTTGTTGGGCGTATCTCGAAACCTTTCTTGGCCGGCGCCGATTGCCACACGCCGAAAATGATAGCCACCCGCCAAGCTTTTTCGCAGCCGCATGCATTTGCGATCGATCAAAAACCCTGGCTTACCATCAATAAGCCGTCCCATGGGGATGGCCAGCGCTTCACGCCGCGTCCTAAACTCGTTGGTCGCGGTTGGCCGTGCCAACAGGCCATGCGTTTTGAGATGCTCAAACGCGGTGGTTTCAAAGATTTGGTCACGCTGTGAGCCGGCGGGGTCACCCCAAATCATGGTTTCGTACCCTGGGAACCGGCTTTCAAGGTCGCTTTTGAGCATAGAACAGAACCTTTCTAGGCCCATTTCGAAGGTTACCAGCTCATGCAGAACGTGCCAGGTGTTGTTGGGCATTCGTTGTGCGAATATCGCTGCCGGCGTCAGACCAAAATCGAGGCCTATTTGCACTGGCACTGATGGATCGGCTTCCAAATCAGTACACATCATTTCGTCGTTGTATTCGGGCCATACGGCACGGCCCTCTTGGACAAACGTATACTTGCCCTGGGCGTAACATCTGACCCAATCGACATTCTTGCCGCCTAAAAGCTGTTCATAGTATCCGTTTGGTAGGTTTCCGAGGTTTTCGGCCTTGGGGTTTGTCATCCACCAACGACCTCCCTGGTGAATATATCCCTTTGCCTCGGGCATTTCTTCGGGCAAGTCCTTCAGATCCACCTCCAACACGCCACCAGGCTGCCGAAAAAAGTCCCAGCGAAACTTGCCGCCAGGCCGTTCCTTCTCAGCTAGCCGGTAATACCAGTGGTCATCGTCCATGGGGTTGGTATCCATAATCACGCCGCGCCAAGTAGGTCCGCCGTCCGCCTTGGTTGGAAAACGCCCCACACGGTGCGTCAGGCCATCGATGACCGCCTTGGGCAGCTCACGGCACTCATTGACCCAAGCACCCGTCAGCTCCAGTGACAGCAATTTGCGCACATCCTTTGGATCGTCCAAGGCCATGAAGATAATTTCACAGTCAATACCGGCGGCGCCATCGCGGCTAGGCAATTTGATGTGATGCGTGATGGGCGGTGAATACTTTACGTTGCCCCAGGTGTGTTCCGGCAGCAATTCCAGCCAGGTTTTCAGCGTCGTGGTGCGCAGCATGGGGTGCGTATTGCGAACAATCGCCCAGCGTGTGTACTTAATACCATCGCGTGGCGACGGCTTTTGCATAACAGCGCGACGAAATATCTCCGCACAACAAGCATAACTCTTGCCAGAACCCACCGGCCCGAGCAATCCGCGCACAAATGCATCACTGTTAAAAAACTTCGCCACGGTAGGTGACGATGAAAAATCTAACTTTAAACCCGCTGGTATCGGCTTTTCACTCATCGTCTTCCTCCAAAAAAATACTGTTTCCCAAGTCAATCGGGATTTCGACAGTCACAACGCGGTATTCACAGTAGACGCATTTGCGTTTGCGCTTGATAGTCGCGTAGCCATAGCCAGTGTGCGGACGGCTATCCCAAGTTATCAGCTTGTGATTGCAAGTCGGGCAATTGGAAAGGCTATCCATCGTCAGTCTTTGGCATCACCATCTCAATCGATACAATGGAAGGCTTGTCCACTTCCTTCTCAACCTCCATCAAGCCCGACGCCTTCGCCAGCATCTGCAACACACGCACCTTGTCAATCAACTCAACCTCAACAATGTCGCCGTCGCGGCCAGGCGTGACCTTTATCTTCTTAATCGCCCGCAAAGCCGCGTCAGGTATGCTCTTTACATTCTTCAAACGAACACTCTGACGACCCTCGCTATCCTCAAAAATATCCACAATGTCCGTAATCTTACTCGACCCCAAGTTAAGCAACTCCGCCGCCAAATCATCGCGGTTGTCATAAATAAGCCGTGAACCACGCACACGTTTCTGCACGTCGCCCATGGCAAAACGACCCACCTTCGGGATGCTCTGTTGGCCAGCCCGCTTGGGGCCAGCCGCCTTGTCACTAGAACGGGATTTCGTCATCACCTAAACCTCCCGAAGCCGCCGGCGCCGCAACAGGCTTGGCACCCTGGTCACCCCAAGGAGCCTGACCACCACCACCCGCCAGGTAATCAGCAGCCGCGCCAGATCCTCCAGGCTTGTCATCCGCAGAAAACAACTTCAGCCAAATATCACCCTCACCATTCGGAATAGGTAAACTCTCCAACTTAATGCTGATCTTGCCCTCCTTCTCAAAGGCAACGCCATGCTTTAACCAAATCGGCTTCTCCTGGTTCGGTATCGCCTTCGCTTGAACCACATTGTATCGCTTGTTCATCCAAAATTCCTTTCAATGTTTTTCTGGAAAATATTCTTGAGTGACCCCCCCCATAGTACGCGGGGGGGGCGGGGGGGAAAGGGCGCCTTCGCGTGCAGATATTTTACGCGGGGTCGCCCTATCAATAATCGCAGGGCGTACAAACACCAAGCGACCGTCTGATCTTTGTACAATCATGTCATCCTCATCTTCGAGCCTAGGTGTTTGACTATGGCCGCAGCATCCTTGGGCTTACTGTCGTTGAGCTTGCGGGTGATGAAGTACTGCAATGATTGGGGAGCCTGCTTGTTCTTCTTCGCAAGCCAGCGGACTACGCCCTGCGCATCAGTGGTGAATGTCTCCACCGTGTAGCCCATCCGTATCAGCTCAGCGGCCAGCTCCATCTGCCTGCCGTCGTATGTCCATGCTCGACCGTATCGCTCCTGCACAACGCGTGTGTAGGCTGCGCACATTCTTCTACAAAGACCTTCATCTATATCTTCTTTATCATATAGTTCCTTGTAGTAGTTATGTACAAGCTGGGGCTTGTTGGTCTGCACAAGCTGCACCTTGTATTCGTCATCGCTTATGCTAGCAGTCTTACAAGCTGGGGCTTGTGTAGTTTTAGACTTATCCACAGGCTTTGCCGACTTATCCACAGGCTTGAATCGGGGTTTCGTGAGGTGTCCGCGTGGTCCTCTGTCTGCCAGGTCGATGGTCTTTGTGGCTTCTTTGGCCATCTGTTCGACGGTCTTTTCTGGCTCTGGTGTGTTGGCGACGACTTGTTCCCATGACATGCGTGGATCATAGACGACGCGCCATATCGCACCCTTCTTTCCGTAGGGACGTGACGGTGCTTCTTTACGCAGCTTCTCGATGTAGCCCCACGCAATGAGCTTGTTGAAGTGCTGTGAGACTGCTTGCTGAGAGATGTTAAGGGTACGCGCAATGGTGCCTTGGTTGACCCAGAAGCAGGCGGTGTATGCTGATGCGTGTGAGCATGCATATGAGAGGATAAAGAACGTCATTGGATACTGTACAAAGCGCAAGTCTCTGGTGGATCTGCCTGGCATAATAGAGACTGCACCTGGGGATTGGCCTTCGCCGTGTCCTTTGGGTGCGTCTCTGATTGGATCAGGTGTGAGCTTAGACTTTTCCATCAGAAGTCTATTTCATCTTCTTCGCGGTCGTCTTCCACTTCGCCTGATCCGTTGCACTCTTCGCAATCGCCCATGACCATATCAAGAAAGCCACCGTTTGCGTAATCGATGACCGGCTTTTCGTATTCGCAACGGCCCGTACCGTCGCACTCGGGGCATGGTTTGGTGTTTGTATCTGTCATAACGTCACCCACTGACCGCCGATGGCCTTCTTGGCTGCTGTGATTGGCATCAGGATGCCTTTGGCTTGCTCGGACTTATTGCCCATTGGAACGATCTTTCCGCCCCAGGACTGCGCGTATGTCTCGACCACTGATTGAAGGATCTTTGTGCGGATGATCCACATTTCCTCACCAACGCCGTGAAACCACAGGTGCGGGTTTGGACCTTCGGGATGGATGCCGGATGGCTTGCCGCCGTCGAACACTTGCAGCGCCAGGTTGTGTGTGCTGGCCGCTGATACATCGTATTTGCATTCGCCGGTGAGGGGCAGGGCGCCGTACAGCGGGACTTCAATGTTGATACGCAGATCATAATGTGTTTCCTTTGGCTTCCAAACTTCGTGACCTTGCTCTTTCAGCCAATTGCGCACCCGAGCCTCGAACATCTCGCCCTGCGCCTTCTTGGACCGCCAATCAGCGTTACGGTCTGCAGAGTGACGTGTGGTCTGGTATTTGTACGCATCGGCCATAAAGAAATCAGCCCTGCGACAGTTCTTGCGACAGCGTTATGTAAGCGGCATCGATGGCGGGGTCTTTTGCGCGCAGATCCTTCAGTCGCTTGAGACCTTTGTGGATGGTAGAGTGGTCACGGTTGCCCAAGATCCGACCTATCTTGGCGTAGCTGGCATAGGTCAACTCGCGGCACAGACCGTACAGAACCAGCCGCCAGACGACCAAGTCTTGCTCACGGCACGGCGACACCAGATCGGTTGAGCTTATATTTCCTTTGCGTGCGACGGCAATGACCACTTCATGGATCGATAGAGCGACGGTGATATCTCGCAGATTAATGTGCCCGGAAAGAGCGCTTGCACCAGTTTCTTCTTGAGATTGTAAATCGGGGTTTTGAAACCCTTCACGTCCTCGACCAACCGTTGCCCAAGCTGACCCTCGGGGCCTTCTATTTTCCATTCTATGTAGGTGAAGTCCGCGATGTACTTGCATATTAATTTCCCATTGATTTCGCAGCGGTAGACCGGCTGCATTTGTAGATTTGTTATGTCGCCGGCCTCGGCGCGCGGCTTGAGCGTGTGCCAGTAGTGTTTGGCCTCGGACTGACTGTCGAATATCACGCCGTCCAGTTCGACCTTTTTGGCGTTGTATTTGCGAAACCTCATGCGACTTGACCCGCTGCCCTGGTCATAACTTTAAGTTGATGTTCCAGATTGAGGTCCAGTTCGCGGCACAGCAGCTCTTCCAGCCACAGGTTCGTAGACATTTGCTGGCGCTTGGCCTCGGCCTCGACCGCATCTTTCACGTCGGGGTGGGTTCGCATGAATATGACTGCTTTGTTGCTCATGGCTCCGTTCCATAAATGTTACCTCTGGTACTTGTACAATTGCTAGCACGATGCTATCTGTCATGAATAGGTGAACATTAACTGAATGGGGTATGGAAAATGCTGATTAACACCAGAGACGACCATGGCGCAGAACACGGCGGCAATTACGCAGCTTATATGCGGGTCTCAACCGATGGCCAAGATGTGGCCACACAGGAACATGGCATCAAGGCTTTCTTGAATGGCGGCGACCACAAGTTAAAATGGTTTAAAGAAGAGGGCGTGTCCTCTGGCACCGATTGGCATCAACGCGCTGAGTTGCATGCGTGTTTGGATCATTGCCGCAAAACCGACGCGACTATGGTGATATACAGTGTCAGCCGTATGTCACGCCGCACTTGGGAAACACTGCGCTTTCTGGAGCAAGAGGTGAAGACCGGCCACATCAAGCTGGTGGTGGTTGATAATCCTAATCTGGATCATAACACCATTGGTTTGCTCAGTGCCGTGGCTGAGATGGAGCGCACCCAGATCAAAGCGCGCACCAAGATGGCGCTGGATCGGATCAAATCTGAGATAGCTAAGAAGGGGTCTTATGTGGCCAAGTCTGGTCGCACGATTACCAAGCTTGGGGTGCATGACAGGCTGGCAGACGCCGGCAAGGCTGGCAACGAGGCCAATCGTGCCGCTGGGGCAGGGCGCGCCAAGGATCTTTGGCCGCTGATTGATAGTTTGCGACAACAGGGCCTGAGTTATAATGCCTGTGCCGTCCAACTCGACAAAATGGGAGTGCCATCCCCGCGACGCCAGCAAAATCCTGATTTGGCCAAGAAAACTGAATGGCGCAAAAGCAGCGTGCGCAACTACTATCTGCGCGGAAAGGAAAACAACTAATGAACATAACAACCAACCACAAGGGAGGGGCGCCCAAGGAATTGCATTGGGTTAGCAACCTTTCCGATTTTGATCTGGGCAGACCCGTGACACTGCTTACAATGCAGGATTGGCCAAACCGCCCTAACGGTCCACCAGCAATTAATGGGAGTGTTGGCCAATGGATTTAGACAAAATAAATGCCGCTGACATCCGCGCCGCACTGGTCGCAGAATTTGCACACGAAATGATGACGCAAGAGTTAAAAACATGGCAAATGCGAATTGCTAGATTGGACACACCGCTGCAACGCTTTGCAAATAGTACCACAAACAGGTCCATGACCTCGCGGCTGTTGTG